TGGCTTTATTTCTTTGTATAAAAAACCGTTATTCCTGTTTTGGATTCGTGTTGATGTTTTTTTGTTTATGTATTCGGCACCGCGACGACTGTTGCATGGCTTGCATGCCGGGACATAGCCTTCGCTTATTGTGCCGCCTGAATCTGACTCGACGAGGTGGTCTAGTTCGGTTGCTTCTGCTCGTCTGCACCAATGGCATACAGGTTGATCGCGTAATAGTTCTTGTCGTGCGTGTTTATATTCTTGTGTGTTGCGTTCTCTGTTTTGTTCCATGTTCTAAGACCTGCTACCGCGCCGCAAGCGGCTTGCTCTCGATTGATGTTGAGTGTGTTGCATGTCGGGCTCGAGTCTGTTGAGTTTGTTTTCGGTATGTCATCGTTAAGCGTAATGCAAGACAGACCCCTGAAGAGCCCCCCGTCCGTTGCCACACTGGACTCCCTATTCAATTCCTTTACGCTCTGCGCTTCGACGCTTTGCCAATCCCTTTCGTGTTGCAGGTTTTGGACGCGCCGATCTAACCAAGTTCCCTTGGATTAGCCCCGTCACTTGCGAAGGTGATACGGCCTTGATGCTTGCCAGTTGTAGAAGTGTTTAGCGGTGTCTTTTTTTATCTGACCTAATCATCAGGATCGCCCATATTACTGTCGCGCTAAGAAGCGCCCAGACTGTTTTGCTCATCGGTCAAGCCTTAAATCAACATCAATCTCATGCTCTGGGTTAGCCCTTACATAAGCATTAAACGCAACTATTGCATATTCGCGAGTGCGCCATTCGTCCGAGTAAAGAGCGTTGCCTAAGTGATCAGCCAAATCGTGCATCATGGACATCCATAAGTTGCCTTGATTGAAGTAATGCAAATTTTGTGCTTCAAGTTCTACAATGCGGCGATTGGCGTGATCACGCTCGCGTGCGATTGCTTGGCAATGATCGTGCAAGATGCCGTAATCTTTGTCGCTGTAATAGGTCATAGTTTCATCCTGTCAATCAGTACCCGGCACTGTCCCGATGACAATGTCTCCACCACTACATCGTCCACGCCGAGAGTCTTGTGAATGAACTCAAGCAGCTGGAAGTCATCCCATGCTTTACCTCGAGCAAGCGACTTTAGGAAGGCGATCTGTTTAGGTGTTGCACCTCCAAATGTGTCAGGTGCAGGTGTGCTATTCACGCGGTTCACTTTCTCCATTTCGGTACTTGATGCGCGCTCTCCAGTGTGTCCTAGTGGGCCGTTGCTGATTGCGCGTCCGATTGCTGATGTTTCGCAGTTCTCTAGGAACGATGTTTTGTTCACTGGGGAGTTCCCCATGACTTCTTCTGCCCAGCCGTGCGCGATGATTCGTCCTTCGTTGTCAAAGGTCTCGCACCTAAATATGACCGTAGACGCGTCGTAGTGCATCATGGTCGTCACGATCTGTCCTTGTGGGTAGGCAGTCCAGAAGCGCTCTAGACGCTGTGCAACGGTCTCGTAGAGCGATAGGTCAAAGTGTGCCATTAGCGCGCCTTCCAGACGATCGCCATGTTGCCAGCAAGCGTTGGACGCTCTAGGTCGGTGGCGTAGACAAACTTGTCTTTGACTAGGGAGCCCCGAGTAGGTCTGACAGTGTTACCCGAGATGCCCAGTGCGCGCTCAATCTCTTCATCGGTCGCGCCGCCTGATTGCTTGAGGTATTCGTAGACGCGCCGACGCTTTGAGCCCGATTTAGGCAGAGCGTTTAGAGCTGCACTTGCCGAGGTTGGTTTTGCGCTTGGTGAGATGATGACGGTATTGCGATCAATGGCGATGTCTTCTCGGTATGCACCGAGTCCGCGTGACGGTGCGAAGAGTTGTAGGTCGTTCATTTGATTGGCTTCACTTTCTTGCATGCTTTGAGGTCTGGGTGACTCCAAAGGATTTTGGTCGGGTTGGTGGCATGTGGTGTGCCGTGCATTTCTAATCCACATTTCTTGCAAGTTATTTTGTGCATGTCAAGATCACATTGATTGCGGCTCGAATTACTGACGCATTAAAGCGATTCTGCTCTCCGCCGATTGTCATGTGCGCGTCGTACATCATCGTCAGTTCGTCAAGAAGAATGTCGTGAGTATGTTTTGGCGGTTGAATGTGATTAGGTCGCACAATGTCATCAATGAATTGTTTGAAAACTTTGTTGTATTTGTCGCTGTAAGTTTCGGGATACATCTGTCGGGTCTCCTCTGTAATTCCTGTTTCGGGATATTGCTGTTCGGTCACTGTGGAAGGTTCCAAGGTGTCCAAGATGAATTATGCCATATCGCGAGACCTGCGATGAGGTTTATCTTTGGATCAAACAACTGGTCGCACACTGACAGGATTCCTTTCGCTTGTAACCAACCTTGAGGCCAGTATGCCGAAGGGGTGCACCAGAATCCGTTGATCTGCATGAGACCGTATGAGCCGCCGTTGGTGTCGTGTCGGTTGTAGGCGTTTTCGGTGCAAAGTGACTCTCGGTAGAGCACTCGAGAAAGGGTTGGGGATTCATCGGCAGACCAGCCAACCTTGAAGGCAAGATCGAGAGCTTGCGCGCATGTCGTTACTGGGAGAGTAGTGACAGGGGGCGTTACTACGCTCGGCAGTGGGGTCAATGGGATTGTCTGATATGAGGTTGAGGCGCTGACTTTAGACATGCCTTGAGGCGGCTTGGAAGCGTCCCAGAGGAGCACAAAGGCGGCAAGTCCAAAAGTTACCCAAGCAAAGATTTTAATTGTTTTTTCGTTCATTGTTGAAAGCTCAATTCTGTAGGCACGCCCCAACTGTCGCCAGCCAAGGTTCGGAAGGCGATCTGGGCGCGGATAATTTTGTGTGTGTCTTCGTGTCTGAATATCTGGACAAGGATCTCTTGTCCGTTTTCAAGGTTGCACCGACCTACCTCGTAGATAAAGACTTTTGGTTCGGTCATGATTTCACTCCTATCGTCGGTACTTTGACCATAGGCGATCGGTATCCGTTATTGGGGGATTTCGCCGAACACTCTCTGAAAGGCTTGTTTTACAAGGGTTGGATTGTCTGCCATAGCGGGCGAGATTTCGTAATGGTGCCAGTCGCCACCCGGGGCTCCGTGAATTGTTGGCTTTGAATAGTTGCTCCACGCTTGTCGAGTGCACTGCCAGCCGCGTCCGAATTTTTGTGGGAAGTAATCCAGAACACATTCAACTCCGAGCGCGTTTGCGTTGGCGATAACAATGTTTAAGAAGGCGACTGCACCTTTGCGATTTGCTGTTGGGTACTTGTCAGTTTTGCGGTACGAGGCATCCCACGCTCGCCCCGTGGCGTGTACCGATAATGAGCCAGGAGTTCCCTTCATGTCGCGAACGCCCCAAGAGCCGTTATTCCAGATAGCACCGTTGGAGTATTTAACGGCCTGCCTAATCCATTCATCGGTACCGCTTCGTGGGCCAGCTGCGGCACCGTCGGAGTTCCCTGTGTAGGGCTTGCTTCCTACGATCTTTGGGTTTGCTGGGATAATGCTCATAGTGTTGGTGGGTCTTTTGGTCGGTCTTTAAGTCCGTTGCCTGCAAGTAGCCCGATGAGTCCGCCTGCGAGGGTCATTAGCATCGGCGATAGGACGCCCCATGCTTCTGCATCGTTCGGGCTTTGCTCTGTAGGTTGCACGACGAAGAGCAGTCCGAAGATCAGTGATGCGATTGCCATAACGAAAGATGCTGTCAGTCCGATTCCTACGATGAGGATTAGTCGAGCTTTGATCTGTTCGTTGGATAAGCGTTTGTCTGGGTTCACGCGCAGCGCCTTTCTAGTAGTCCGTTGGCTTTGGTGGTGTTGCAATTTTCGCGGTAACGGTCAGCACAAGCGGTCAGGACAAGTGCGAGCATAACGCTAGCCAACAGTCGGCGCAGTTTCATTGGCTGTAATTTCTAAAATCATGACGATATTCGGGTCATTGTAAACTGTGCTTTTGCTGTTTTGTTTGCACCTACAACAAGTGCGTTCATTTCAAAATAATCAGTTGTTCCGTTGGCTGTTGTAAAACCTGTTGCGCCATAATCATCAAAAATGCCTGTTGTGTCGGTCATGATAGGAATTGTTGTTGTGGAGCCATTTTTTAACAATTGAATTAAAGAACGAGTTAAACCAACTGAAATATCGTTTATTTGCATTGTTACTAAGTATGTTCCAGCGATATTTGGCGTAATGCGCGAGGTATTTACAGTCGTACTGTGCCAACCGTTTAGGTCTGTCACTTCGCTAGTAAAAGGAATTGCCAAACCTGTTCCATTTACAAGTGATACCGAACCGTTTTCAAGTACGCAAGTAGGCAACCCAGCATTTAATTCGGCTGCGGTTAAAACTTGTCCACTTGCAAAAGTACCAAAAGTTGCCATGTTTCTATCCTAGGACATTGTCTTCGTCAAGTGTGCCATATACCGCGTCATTCAAAATCAACTCATAAACGATCGTGGTTGGTGCCGTGAAGTAAGTGACAGCGTGCCCAGCCGACAAAGTAAGCCGATGCTCCAATCCTTCTACTGTCAAGTTTTGGGCGAACTGGGTTGGGCCTTCCGAAGTAGTAATTGACTTCTCAACATTAATCACACTGCCTACATCAAGTAAGGCAAGTGTGTCTTGATCAAGTGCAGGTGTGCCGGGGAACTCGGTGCCGATTGAGTTAAAGCGTGGCTCTGGGTTGGCGTTAAGAAGGTATTGAGCAAGGGTCAGAGCTGCGGCGTCGTTATGAACGAGCGAGTCCGTGATTGAGGTTGTTTGGATTAGATAGGTCGCTTGAGAGGTCAGGTCTTCGGCGACTTGTGGCGACGATGCTCCAGCGTGCTGAATAGATGCACGATTAACTACCGTGTCTGCTTGGAAGGCAATGTCAATCGCCGAGTAGCCGATCTTGGTTGCTGGGTTGGTGTCGTGGAACTCTGCGACAGGGACGCCTAAGACATTGCCGATCCGTTTTTGGAAAGTGATTGTGCCTTCACGATCCACAAAGATTCTGCCTTGTTCGGCTTCCATAATTTTGTGGGCATAGCCTGCAACCGAGGTTCCGTTGGCGACCGTCCAAGCAGCTGCACCGCCAAGGGTCGCCACGCCTGTCTCAATGCTCCGTGTGCCCTGATAATCCACTTCAGGTAGGTCTAGAAGGTCGTCAAAACGATCGCTTGAGAGCTGCTCTGTGACATTCCATTCAGCCAAGAAAGTCTGCCCTAGTTGATAAGAGAAGTCGGCACAAGTCACGCTTACAGTGTCCAGACCGCCGAGGGTAAAGGTGTAGTCAAAGTTTACGATGTAGCCGACCCACAAGTATTTCTTTACGCCGAGCGAATCGTATCGAGAGAAGCGGACTTTGCGAAGCGGTGCAAGCCCGGGTAGGGAGTCGTTCGGATCGTAGTAAGGCGATGTCGTGTCAAATGGGTTAAACACTCCGTCGGCGTAAGTGTCGTTAAGTGTGAAGCTCATCGTGCCATACGGGAACTGGTCGCCAGTGTTAGCGCGTCCGCGTTTTGCTGTAAGACCGATAGTTCCGTCCATGACCGTCGCGTATTGATCTATTCCATTAAGGACATATTCAGTGTTATTTAGTTCGCCTTTAAGGTTGTCGTCAAGTGTGAAGCCGTCCCAGTTGTACCCAGTATCTATTTCAAGGTCGTAGTTACCTGATCCAACTACTGCTACGCCTGCCATTACGCGACCGCAATGTTGGCTGGGCCGTTCTGCCTGTTGAATGCTCTGATCGCGTTCACGACAGCTGTGCCGATCTCTGCACTTGAGCCGAGACCGCCGTTGATGTTGATCGTGTAGTTGCCCATTCCGCTATTGCGTCCAGATAGTGGGATGACCGCTTCAGGGCCGCGCTCACCGATCATTGCAAGCGTTGGCCCTGTCACGATTCCGCCGTCCGCGAGCATAGGAATCTCGGGAACGGAGAAGCCTTTACCACCGATTACTGGTATCCAAGAAGGAATCTCAAATTCAAGTTTGCCGACAGTGCCGTTCCAGAGTTTTGCAATGCCGTTAAATAGTGATTTGTAGATGTTAAAGATCGCTGTGAAGTATTTTGTTAGTCCGTCAAAGACTGCTTTGCCGCCTGTAAGCATGCCCTTGAAAACTGTGTCTACGACTTTTTTTACAATGTCAAACTTTAAGTAAAGCGCAATAAGTGCGGCGATTAATACAGCGACGCCGAGAGTGATAAAGCCGACCATTGCTATTTGGGCGGCAGTGAGACTTAACGCGAAGAGCGTATTGACTAGTGTTGCAATTCCGACTGCCGCGTTAAAAATTAAAACTGCTGCCGATACTGTAGCAATCGCGCCTGCTACCAACAGAATTATTTCGGTGTTCTCTTGTGCCCATGCACCGAACTTGATGAGCACTGGGAGCACTGCTTCGAGGGCTGGGAGTAGAGCTGCGCCGATTGATTCTTTGGTTTCTGCAAAGGCGATTCCTAGACGCTTCATTCCGCCTTCGGCAGTTTCGGCAGCTGCGGCAGATGCTCCACCAAACGATCCGCCGAGGACATTGATTACATCGTCAAGCGATGCACCGTCTTTGATCATGGCTTTTATCTCTGGGGAAAGTGCTTGCAGACCTTTCATGTTTCCGCCGTAAGCCTTGGCAAGAGCGTCAGAAACGGTTGCTAGGTCTTTGCCTGATCCTGCGGAGATGTCTTGAGCAAGAGCAAGCGCGTCGGTGGCTGTAGCAATGTCCTTGGTGCCTCTGACTAGCGAGGCGAATGCCGGGCGAAGATCTGAATCCGCTACGCCTGACGCAAGACTCATCTTTGAGATCATGTCTTCTGTTGCTGCGATCTGTTCGTCTGTTGCCCCAGTGACATTCGCAAGCGCAAGCGCAAGTTGTACCTGTTCGGCTTGGTCTTCCATTGCGGCCTTGGTAGCCCCAACTAAAGCGATGCCGATTCCTGCGATTGCGGCGGCAGCTGGAAGGGCTGCCTTTTTCATTACATGCGACGCCTTGGCGCTAGCGCCCTCAAGCGACTCAAACTCTTTGATTGCCTTTTGAGTGCCTTTGGCATCAAACTCGGAGATGATTGGAATATTTACTGATGCCATTACGAGACCACATTCCGATCAACTTTGTCCATGACAGTTTCCACAATGCGCCGCATCTCTGACTCGACTGTGCCTTGGTTCTTTTCCATTGCTTTCCACATTACTCTTGATCGCATGCCATAACGCGCCGAGAGTGCACGACCGAGCCGTCCAGTAGCTGCCATGTCAAAGAGTGCGCCAGTTGAGCCCGAGTAAATGATATTGAAGACGCCAACATTGCGGATCTGTCCACGGAACTCCGAGACCTTTTTAGTGTTGATTTTGGCGGAGATCTTTTGTTTGCGTCCTGCTTCCCAAGGAAGCATCTTGAAGCCCGAAAGCGTAGTCCATTTGCGAGCCATACCAGATAGCGGAACGGTGTTGGGAATCAGTGCAAGCGCGTCATTGATTACAGGTTTTGCGACATTCCTAAAGTCTTTTGCAATTTCGTTACGAAGCCCAGGTTCTACAGAATTGAGCTGCTTAATCGCTTCCTTTAGACCGTAGACCTTGATCTTTGTATCTAGTCCGTCAGCCATGTCACCTCTTTTTGTTTTGTTTTTCTAGCACTGCGACAATGGTACTTAGGTCTCGCGTGTCGAAGGTGTCAGCGTAGAAAGTGGGAGCCCACCCAGTCGCGACTACAAGTTCGGCGAGTTGTCGCCTGTAGCCGCGTCCGTAGGGTTTGGGTCTGTTGAGTCCTCTACGCCGATCTCGACATCTGGATTCTGTTTCAACCATTCGCGCCAAGTAGCAGGAAGTGTCTCGCCTTTGATGCCGAGCATGATGTACGCCCAGCAAGCCATGTCGGATGCACCGATTCCGCGTCCGTCGGAAACTCGACGATTCTCTAGGCGTTCCCATTCAGAGATTGCAAAAAGGTTCGTGATGAGTAACTCTTTTTTGTCTCCGCGTGTAAGCGTGAGTTTGATCTTCATTGTGTTTCCTTTCGTCGGGCCAAGGAAGGCCAAAGATTATGGGTTGGTAGTGTCAGCGGAGAAGACGCCACCCATGAGAGTGATGTCAATCGATTGCAGCTCACCAAGCGAAGCCGAGATCACTGGGAGCGTCTCGAGATAGCAGTTGGTAAGTGTGAAGCCCGGGTTAGTTGCCGAGTCCACTGCCGAAGTTGGTTTGACAATGACAGTTGTCTTGGTGCCGACGAGTGGAGCAAGAGTTGCATAAGTGGCGCTTGCTTCGTAGCTCAAAAACAGGGTCAGGG